ATCAAAATTAGCATCAAAAGCTGTGGTGCTGTATATTTCTAGTCCATTTGCCATTTCATAAGACACAGTTACCTCAGCGCCGCCAAGTGCAAATCCGCCCATGTCCCAAGCAGATGTGTCAGCTGGAGTAGCACCTAAATCAGTTGCGTTAACAAATCCAACAGAACCGTCCATTGCTAGATCCCATGGAAGATCAGCAGTAGCACCTACAGTAATTTCTGTAGCACTATCGCCGTCCCACCAACCAGCGTCTGGTGTAGTAGTGTGTTCAATACCAACGTATGGGCTCATTCCGCCACCGTTGCCTAGTTCTTGTGCGCTAGCTACGCCAGCAACAGTAATAGCCGCAGCAGATGCTACGGTTGCAATAATAGTTTTCATTTGGTTTTCCCTCCATTTAAAAAACTGTTTTTATTTAGTTTACACATATTATTTATCGCCTATAACGTGCAATTATAGGTCATTTTTACGTTCTTGTATCTCTTTTCGGCGATCTTTGACTAATTTGCCAATTTCACCAAGAGCTTTACGAGCACGTACCGCAGCAGCTTTGACATCTTTTTCGTCAAATAATTCTGCTTCTTTTAAGTACGAATTAAATTCGTGAACAATTTGTTCGTGTAAATTCATTCTGTATTCTCCTTTGGGTTAAAGTAATTATCCAATTGATGATAGCCTCCAATTAAATTACCATCAATAAAAATTTGTGGCACTGTTTTTGCATCAGGAACTGCTTCTAACAGTTGTTCTCGAGTGTGGGTATCGCCTATTTTATTTTCAGTGTAGGCAATATTCCTTGACTTAAACATTGTCTTTGCAGACTCGCAATAACCGCAGTTAGCTTTACTCCATATTACAACATCCATAACCTATCCTTTCTTATGGTAATGCAATACCAGTTGTTGATTGTGTGTATTGTTTTGCAATTTCTGTTTCAGTTTTAGCCATGCAACTAACTGCTGTTTCTCTAAACTGAAACTTAGTTTCTGGACTTACACTAAACATGAATGGACCAAGGCCGATTCCGTTTTGTTGTACTACCATCATTAATGGTTTTATTAATGTGATTTTACCGTCGGCAGAAGTATCAAATCTACCTACAACTTCTTCGCCACTAGTTAATTTTAGAGACACAGTGTCTCCTGTTTTGAATGGTGCTTCAATAAGCATTATAATTTAAATCCTTTTAACATGTCATTATTTACGTCTTGTTTGATACCACCTACAATATATGACTCAACTTCAGTTTCTTGCGGAGCAACTTGAAGTGTGTTAGAACTTAGCCAGTGCTGTGTCCATGGAAGTGGATTAGTATTGACCGGTGCATCAAAAACAGCATTGTAGCCAATTGCTTTTAGGCGTCGGTTAGCAATATATTCTACATACTGATGTAGAAGTGTTTCATTTAGTCCGATCATAGAACCGTCCTTAAACAAATAGGTAGCCCATGCTTTTTCTTCTGCTACACATTCACGCCACATGTTATACACTTCTTCTTCGCATTCTTTCGCAATGTCTACCATTTCAGGATCGTCCTTGCCTTGCGCCCATAGTTTTAAAATATGCGTAGTTAAGGCTAGATGTTGCGCTTCGTCACGAGCAATAAGCGAAATAATCTTAGCACTGCCTTCCATCATTTTGAGTTCACCGAAACCAAAGGTACATGCAAATGAAACATAGAAGCGTAAGCCCTCGAGAATGTTTACATTCATCATTGCCAAGTAAAGTTTTTTCTTTACTTCACGCATGGATCCTTTTTTATGGTGGAACCAATTGTCGCTTGCTTCGTTAAACGCATCATAGTTTTTAGTTACACTCACGGCACGTTCAATAATACGATCGTCTTCAAGAATAGTGTCAAGCACTTCACTTGGATCAGCATAAATGTTTTTCATGATGTGTGTATAGCTACGTGAATGAATGGTTTCAAAGAAGTCCCAAGTTACAATACAGCCTTCTAACTCAGGAATACTAACATGAGGCAAGAAGCTGAGACATGGTCCGCGACCTTGTACTGAATCAAGTAGTGTCTGATACTTTAAGTTAGCTGTAAAAATATGTTTTTGTTCTGGTCTAAAGTTTGCGTAGTCTGCTCGATCTTTTTGTAAGCTAACTTCTTCCGGTCTCCAAAAATATCCTAGCATAGTTTGATTTAATTTATCAAACACAGGAAACTTAAACACGTCGTAACGCTGAGTGTTTTGCTCAGCACCAAAAAACATATTCTGCTTAGTAAAGTCTACTTTCTCTTGATTAAATACGGTCTTGCTCATATTGCGCATGCCTCACACATTTCATCTTCCTCGGGTTGATTTGAAGAAATAATAATTGTTTCTTCTAATTTAGGCTCTTCTTCGATTATCTCAGAAGGGTCAACTTTGTAATCGTAAGTGTTTTGATAGTAACTTGTTTTCCAACCAAGCTTGTAAGTCGTTAATAAGTCTTGCATCATTACACTCATTGGTACTTCGTTATTTTCGTACTGTAATGGATTATAACTCCAATTTGCAGAAATTGCTTGATCAAAAAACTTCTGCATAGCAGCTACAATTTTAATGTAGCCTTCATTGCCTTGCATTTCCCATAGCAGTGTATAATGCTGCTTTAAACTTTGGAATTGCGGTACAATCTGTTTGAGTGGTCCTTTTTTGCTTTTCTTAATGCTTAGGTAACCACGTGGCGGCTCAATGCCGTTTGTAGCATTACACACCACACTAGAACTTTCACTTGGCATCTGTGCCGAAAGTGTACTGTGACGCAATCCCCAAGTTGCAATGTCTTCACGTAGTGCATTCCAGTCGAGGTCTAGTTTTACATTGCCAATTGCTTCGTCGACGTCTTTTTTGTAAGTGTCAATTGGAAGGATGCCTTTAGAGTACTTTGTTCGATCAAAGTACTCACACTCGCCACGTTCTTGTGCTAATTGGTTAGATGCCTTGAGCAAGTAGTACTGGAAGCTTTCTGATAGCTTGTGTACTAGCTGTGCTGCTTCGTTGTCTTCGTATGATACTTTGTTCTTAGCAAGGAAGTGAGCAAGTCCAACATAGCCAATGCCTAGCGAACGACGAGCTTTTGTAGAAATCTCAGCAGCCTTGACAGGGTACTTCTGATAGTCAATAATCTGTTCAAGTGCACGAACTGCTAAGTCACATAAAGACTCAAGGTCACTAAGCTCGTTAATAAGACCTACATTGATAGCGCTTAGAATACACAGCGCAATTTCACCATCTGGATCATCGATGTGCTCTAGCGGAGTAGTTGGCAACGTAATCTCTTGACACAGATTACTCATGAATACTAGGTCTAAAAACGAACTGTGAGTGTTTGCGTGATCCACATTCATAATGTAAATACGGCCAGTTTCGGCACGCTCTTTAATCAGTTCGGAGAATAGCTCCATTGCAGGGATTTTCTTTTTTGGCACTCGACTGTTTTCATATTTGGTATACAGAGCTTCAAACTCATCTGCATCACCAAAATATGCTTCGTATAATCCCGGCACATCATGCGGGGAAAATAGTGTGATATCACCGCCCTTGAGTAGACGCTCGTACATTGTGCGGTTAAGCTGAATTGAATAGTCTAGCTTACGAACACGACTGTCTTCTGTGCCTTTATTATTTTTCAGCACAAGGATGTCTTCAATCTCTTGATGCCAAAATGGGAAATGAACAGTAGCACTTCCGCCACGTACACCATTTTGTGTACAACAGCGTACAGTAGATTCAAATTTCTTTAGGAACGGAACCACGCCAGTGTGCGCAACTTCTCCACCGCGGATTTTACTATTAACACCACGTATGCGGCCAGCATTGATACCAATACCAGCACGTTGAGCAGTATACCTGCCAATAGCCATATCACTAGAAAAGATACTGTCCAAAGTGTCGTTACTATCCACAAGCACACAGCTTGCAAACTGACGAAGCGGCGTTCTAACTCCTGCCATAACGGGAGTAGGAATGTTAACTTTGAAAAGAGAAATCGCATCGTAGTACCTTTTAACATATTGCAGTCTTGTTTCTTTTGGATAATTCGCAAATAGTGTAGCTGCGATCATCATGTACATGAACTGTGGTGTTTCAAAAATTTCACCACTTGATCTGTCTTGTACTAGGTACTTGTCTACTACTTGACGCAAACCAGCGTAAGTAAAGTTCTCATCACGCTTGTGATGAATATAGCTGTTAAGTTTTTCTATTTCTTCTG